GTTGTGCGTGGGCTCCTTCAGCACTACAAAGATCGGTTCGGTAGTCCCGCGACAGCCGCTGCGACGTTCAGGGATGATCCGGCTGGCGCTATCGCTGACGTTCTCCCGCTAGGTAAGCCGCTACAAATGGCTGGCACAGCGGGTAAGGCGAGAGCTGTTCGTGTCGCCCGTCAGGGTGCAGAACGAGCTGTGAGCAATTTGCCTAATGTAGAGCAAGTGCTAAGCAACAGGGCACGCAAGCGGCTCGTGAGCGCAGTGACAACCAATCGTGTAGCTGCAAGTAAGTTGCACAAGGCCTCCAGCGTTGCGGAGCAAGTTGGTAGCGCTATGGACAAGCCCGTTGGCGCTGTTGCTAGGGTTGTCACGCCTCTCATTACGAAGCCGAGCAGTGTTATCAAGGAGCTAGGCACGAGTGCGATGGTGCGAGCAGCCAAGCCTGCCGTCAATGACATGCGTGACATGCCCAGCGGAAGACAGAACGTGTCACAAGCACGACGAGATTTCGTCAATACCCTTGCTCATAATAACGCAGGACTAAACGCGGATGGTCTTGACAAGATCCGAAAGGCCACTGACGAACACAACACTACTATCGATGACGTTGTAAAAGGTAACGGCGAGATCTATTTAGATGCAGATCGTGTTGGAAGATTGGGACGCCGCGTAGGCGGAATGCCTGACATCTCTCTTGGCAGCGTGGAGCGGGAGCTGGATGCACTAAAGGACCAGTTCTCAAAGCAGGTGAATCCAACAGCGGATTTGGAAGCCATTGAGCGTGTGCGACAGGATTTCAGAAAGCGGGTTGGCTTCACTGGAGGCAACCCTGATGAATTCCCGATTCCGTTTGATCTGGCGCACGAACTGAAGAAAGGAACAAACCTACAACTCAGGGGTAAGTTCGGAGAGTTGAAGAGTGCTGAGGTAGAAGCACAGAAGGCACTTACCAGAGGCTTGAAGAACGAGGTTGCAGGCATTGAACCAACCATCGAGTTTTCCAATCGCAAACTGTCGGAGTTATACCCAGCAGAAAGAGCGTTGGAGCGAATCGTGAACCGGTTGGAAGCATCACAACCATTTGGACTGCGAGAAGTGGCCGGTATTGGTGGCTTCGCAACAATTCCTGCTGCGATGACAGGTAATCCAGCCGCACTCCTTGGGTTAGCTGGCGCCGGACTATGGCAGTTATCTAGACCGGAAGTGTTATTCCCGATTGGACGCACGGCTTATAAGGCAGGGCGCAGGGGAACGGAGATCAATCCTGCCAACGTTGAGCGTGCGCTTCGGATCGCACTCTACGCACGGACACTGGGCGTGAGTGAAGAGGAAGCGGAAGCGATCCTTGATCAAGAGTCAGATTCGCAGACGGAAAGGCCAACACGATAGATACATGATCCCTGAGGCTCCCATGATGAAGACCTGCGTAGCTGCATTGTTGCTTTCGCTTGTATGTTTTGTTCCGACGACGACTGCGGCTACGAGCTGGGTTGAGATTACCAAGGACTTGTATCAGTCGGTTGTGCGCCTGACGTATGACAACAATCCGGGGGTCTGCAGCGGGTCTGTTATCGACGTTCTAAATAAGCAGGTGCAAACAGCAGATCATTGCATTGGAACTGGTGTAACGTACGTCAACGACCTTCCAGCTAGTGTCATGTGCCGAGATACGAAAAACGATCTAGCGGTGTTGGAAGTTCCGGAGTTGTCGTTAGCCCACAAGGCCCTCAAACTGAGTAGCGTAAGGCCAGAAGCCGGAGAAGAAGTGCTGGTAATGGGTTACGCAGATGGATTGCCAGTGCCAAGGGTTCGTGCCGGAATAGTAAGCATGCTGGGGCTGCGGCTAAAGAAGGGTGGCACGTTCACCATTGTGGATACGCCCTATATCAAGGGCATGTCCGGTGGGCCTGCAGTAAACGTCAATGGCGAAGCAATTGGTGTTATCGCATACACCAGCGAAACTGACGGTTTGTCGGTAGATATCGATATCCTCAGAAAAAGTTGTGGTGGAATGTGGGCGTCTAAGTAAGCTGCTCCGCAACCAACACTGTAATCAGAGTCTCAAGTATAAATAACAAAGCCCTCCAATCGGAGGGCTTCTGTGTTTCTAGCGATGACTCGTGACTAGTGCGTGACGGAGGCATTCCCGGGGAAGACGGTTTCTGGACTGGCTTTATTTCCGGGCTTCACCGGCTCTTCTCGTGTGACTTCTCGGATTTCCAGTGCTAGGGCGTTCTGCAGGAAGACTTCCGTGTGTGTGCCGTCTGCGAAGGTGATTTCCAGAATTCCGTTTTTCCGTTCCATCCAGTCCTTGTCGGTCAGGGTGTAGGAGACGAGTTTCTGATGGAAGATGATGTCAATGTAGCGGTATGTGACGGTGACGGTTGGGATGGTCGGTGTGAGTGGTGTGTCCATTAAGCTCCTTTGTTGGGAATTAGGGGTGTCCTGCAGCGTCTGCGTGGCAGCAGCGGCAGGGGTGCGATGTGGGGAGGCAACCACAGCGTTTGTGATTCAGGTGAAGGATTGGGGGATCTGCACCGTTCTCGTAAGAATATGAGAGGACGGGGTAATCGCGCAGGGTATCAGCGGGGTTCCTGTCTCGCTGGGCAATCACCAGATCCGGGTATTCTTCGCTGAGCACCTTGGAGAGTAACGCAGCGTCTGTGCAGTCGCCTACGATGACCCGATCCAAGCGTGTCTCCGCTTCCTTGGCTACGTGGGGGTCTGATTCGATGCCTACCCGTCGAGTGCAAGGAATCTTGGTCAGGAGGGTTCCATCCCCGCAGCCCAAGTCCAGAACGGTTCTGTACTCCGCACCCCACAATGTCTGGAGCAACTCTTGGTGAGCCTTGTTCATGGCGTCTACGGTGTTGAACCCGTTGCACCGTTGCAACGCCTTTCCCAGACCTGTTGGCACCACCCGGAGCCAGTGAAATGCCGTGGGCACCCTAGACTTCTCTTCCTCTGTCAGTGGTCGCCCTAGAAGGCTGCTGGAGGGCTCTGGCGTGCCCTGTGAGACGTTCTTCTTGTGAAGGAAGGGTAAGGGCTGGGGCTCAGACTGAGGGGCTATCAGACGGAACGGGAAGGTTGTCCCGCTGGCACCCTCTACCGGATATCCAGTGCCCTCATGGCGGACTTCTGCCTTGCTTGCCAGAGCGTCTGACGGAACCGACATGCGGAGGATCGGGTTGGTAATCTCCGCAATCCCGCCCAGACTGGTCCACAGGGTAGGCCAGCTAAGCATCTGCCGTAGCCAGTCGGCTTCGTTGGGGAAACTGGTTGCCATCAGGCCCAGCAATTCCCCTTGTAGGGCCAGTGTGGGGGCACAGGTGGGGCTGCAGGGCAGATGGCTGACACCCCTTACGCCCAACCAGCGGAGCAAGCCGTTGTAGGCGTCTGACTCGGACAACCCGTGCCCAATTTCGGGCCTCCCTGAGGATGTCTCAGTGCTGCGGGTGGGCCACGTCAGGTCGAACCAGCGTTCTTGCTTCCAGTAGCGGTCAAAAGCGTCACGGCAGCATGGTGGGGTGGAGAGCAGTTCACCAATCTTGTGGTCGTCCTGCTTGGCCCATGCTTGGGTCCATGCGGCTGCATGCTCCGGTCTGGTGATGGCTATCCGGTAATGAGTCTGAGGGCCAGTGCCAGTTGCAGAACGGTAGCCAGAGGGGGCGGGTGCTTTGCTGAGGGGCAGAACCAGCAATCCACGCTGTGCCTCCCTAGCCAATAGCGCTGGTAGCTCGTCATACGAGCAGTACTGGAGTGCAGATGTGCGAATACCCGCAGCTACGGAGTCCCGCTCAAGCGCTATCCATGCATTGCTGATGGCAGAGATGCGGGGAGCCCAGACTTCTCTAGCGAGGGTGGATACGTAAATCACTCGGGGGTCGTATTCGGGAAGCTTAAATGGTAGTCGTGTCATTGTCCCTTCTGATATGTGCTGTATGTGTAAACGAGTGGCAGTCCTCGCAGTAGACTGGAATTCTATACATCGGTCCCGGTGCTTGGGTCGTTCGCTGGCAGAGGCATGCCATGGGCATTGTTGCGGCTAGTTCGGCTATGTGGTCACGCGACTCTCGTTTAGCGCTCATAGTTCCTCCATGTCGATAGCACGCACACCAGCATGGATGCACGCTTGGATGCGTTCCAATGATTTCTCAAGCTGTCCGGGTGAATACAACTCAGGTCCGAGTGAGGTTCGGAACAAGCGAAGCACGTCCAAGTCATAGCGGTTGACTGCCGCAGCTCGTGTCAATTGCTCCTTCAGTCTTGCCTGTTCCCTCAGGGAGGCCAATAGTTGGGCTCCGGTTGTTGAAACACTCATTACTTCTCCTTGCGCATAACTGAGACTGGCGGACCCTGCCATACAGCGGTATCGGTGTGGTCACCGTGCGCGATATCACCGTGCGGTGCGTCTCCGTGCGGTCTGTCCGGCACACTGCATGAAGTCTCCGGAGTAGCAAGTCCGGCCCACTTGGACACCAACTGCCATTCCAGCAAGGGACGCTTGAGCGACAACGAGACAGGCTCCTTGCCTTCTGCGAACAGTTCCTGCTCTGTGTCCTGCATCAAGGCTTGGATCGTCTCGCAGTGCATCGTGCGTTCTCTCCAGTCGTGATTCTCTGCGTTACCGGGACACTCTCCACCACACACCGTGAAGAACCGGCAACCACCGCACCCACCTTGTTGCATGGGACGCAGGTAGAGGGACAGGTAGCGTTCGTGCGAGTGTTGCTGCGAGCGTTCCCACGAGACACCATCCGTGTTCAACCTGCCGCAGCGGGCAGCTTCACCTTGCCCGTTGATGCCGGTTACGGCTGGAGTGCTATAGGGAGAACAATGATTCCAGATGCAGTTACCGCTACCCCCACTCAGCTTGGACTTCATGTCATCGAAGGGGCTGACGTGCGTGAAGCCTTTCAGCTCTCTGCGGAGTCTGCGGAACACTGTGATCTGGCGTTCCTGATTCAACAGATGTTCTGCTTCGCCCTCACGCTTATGGACTTCCAGTAGATGGAGATTCAGGTAACGAATGCCTTTCGTGGTGAGCCCGTTGGCCCATTCGATGTAGCGGTCTAGCTTTGCGTCGGTTCCTGCGTTGAATGCGGTAATCGTGGTGATGATGGACGGAACGATTCCAGCTTCCAGCAGACGATCCACGTTCTTGTGAATCAGGGAAGTCTGTAGGCGGGTCAGCTCCAACTGACGGTGTTGGTTCTCTGGCTTGACTCGCACAACACGCCAATCGTTCAGTTCGTCTGGACCGTCCAGCGACAGGCCAATACTCACGTGGTAGCGCTTGAACAGCTCCAGGTGTTTGGGGGTGATGATGGTGCCGTTGGTCTGCGCTGAAACGCTCAGACCGGCTGCGGTCACACGTTCAAGGACGATTTCCAGATCGTTGATGGGCAGCAGGAAGGGCTCTCCACCGAACAGGGTCAGGCTCTTGCTACCGGTGGCCTTGCAGGTCTGGATGGCGGATTCAACAGCGGTGTCAAGGTCGTAGGTTCCGCCCTCATTACCCGCGTCTCTCATTGTTTCTTCGTAGCATCCAACACACGCGAGATTGCAGCGTTGGCCGAGCAAAAGCAGTTCTACACTCATGGACTCCTTTGAAGGGGGTTGACGGATGGTGCGGTGGGGCGTAAGCTGCCAGCGAGCCTCAGTCTGGGCTTGCGCTACGTTCTCTGGCAGTTGGATTTGCTAGCTTTTCGGCAGACTCAATCAGAAATAAAAAGCCCTTGCTGTTAACCGGAGGGTTCCTGGTTCGAGTCCAGGCTGAGGAGCCAAACCAAAGCAAATCAAGAACTTAGCGCAAATCACTCCAGACGCAGGACTCTGAAAGGAGCCTCAGTCTCATGGATCAGTTGTTTGCGCAATTCGTCAAGGAACGCCGTTTCCTGAAGAACGTCACGAGCAAGACCGTGGTGTGGTACCAAACGGGGTTCAAAGCGTTCATGCAGCTGGTGCCGAACGCCAGCCCCGCGACGATCAACAAGCAGGCGCTGCACACGTTCATCATCGGATTGCGGGAGCGTGGGATCGCTCCGGTGACGTGCAACACCTACGCGAAAGCGGTCAACGCCTTCCTGAAGTGGCTGCACGATGAGGGGCACGTCAAGACACTGTTCGTGATTCCCCCGCAGCGTGTGGAGCGACGGATTCTGCAGGTGCTGACGGAACCACAACTGCGCACCCTCATTACGTTCAAGCCGAAGACCAAGAACCAGCAGCGGGTATTCACGCTCGCAAGCCTGCTGGTCGATACCGGCATCCGAATTGAGGAAGCCTTGACACTGCGCATGGCGGACATCGATTTGGACAATCTGCTGGTAAAGGTGCGGGGCAAGGGACGCAAGGAGCGGATCGTGCCGTTCTCCCCTGCTCTGCGTCGTGTGCTGTTTCTATGGCTGAAGAAACGCTCAGACCCGATGCATTCGGACTGGCTCTTCCCCACGAGCACCGGCAACCGCATCTCCGTGCGCAACGCCTGCCGAGCACATCACCTGTTCTTGGATCGTCTCGGATTGCCACGCTGTGGCTTCCACCGTCTGCGGCACACGTTCGCCACGAGCTACCTGCGGAACGGGGGAGATGTGGTGAGGCTCTCTCGGGTGTTGGGGCATTCGCAGATCACAACCACGATGCGCTACCTGCATCTGCAGACGGAAGACCTGCAGCGTTCCCACCAGCAGATCTCGATTCTGGAGCGTCTCTCTCGTTGAGGCTTTACACTGTAAGTAAATTTACTTACGCATTATGTGAGGGTCAGGCTCAGGCTTGACCCTCTTGTTCTGTACGCCAGATCTTCTGCAGCTTCACCTGAGACACGGTTGTCTGTTGGACGTTAAGCGTGTCGGCAATCGCTTGTTGGGTAAAGCCCTTGTCCAACCAGTCTCGAATCAGCTCCACACCTTCCGGCGTCAGCTTCGTCTTGCGCTGGTTCCGCTGCTGTTCTGCGTTCAGAATCCATGTGCAGTTGGACGGCTCGTAGTCTCCGTAGACGTTGAGTCGCTCCAGCGAATGATCCGGGGACGGCCTACGTCCCATGTCCGCAAGAAACGCTCTGTAATCGTCCTTCCACTGCTCGCAGACCTTCACACCGCTTCCCCCATATGACTCGTAACGGTCATCGTTCGGGTTGTAGCACCGTCGCTTCATGTTTAACCACGCTTGGTATTCCGGGGTGCGGTTGTGGATATCGCTCTCTCCGTGCTTGTAGGTGCCTCCAAGGCATCCACAGGAGCGAATCGCACCGCTCCGCAGATGGCAGGCGATGACCTTCGTTTCCCCGCCGCAGTCACACTCGCAGTACCAGACGGTCTTCTTCTTCTGATTCGGTGCCCTGTGTGTCACCGTCAGCATTCCGTAACGCTCTCTTGTTAAATCAATCAGTTGTGGCATTTCCTTTACCCCTTTCATCACTCCTTGTTAACTCTCTTTCCTCACGCCTATCCAATCGGTTCTCGATCCTGTCAATGGTTTGATTCATCGTATGGATGCGAGCCAAGATCTGTGCGATCGTTACTTCTGTTCCTGCTTTCATTTCTCTCCTTTTCCTTATGTCTGGACTGCAGAATCAGCGTCCCGTATTTCTCCCGCCAATGCTGGTTCAATCGCTCCTGGAACGACAACCCTATGCGCTTCACTTCACGTCCCTCCATGTCTTTCCGGTATGGATTGCACTGATGACGGATCGTGCAATGTTATAGCGCTCTGCCAACACCTTCTGCAGCACACCCTTGCCTAGCTCTACCCGTATTTCTCGCACTTGATCAGGTGTGAGCTTGGCACGCGGTTTCTTACCACTCCCGCGTTGACCTACTGGCCTTTCGTCATCTTCTATCGCGCCAATAGGGGTTCTACCGGCGAATCTAGGCGGTGTTGCCTGAAGCTGTAGGAACTGCTTGAATCCCTTCAACTCTCGCAACCGCTTGTACGCACCACTCACACGTAACCGACAAGCAGTGATGCTGGTGTTAAGTTCTAACGCAATTTCCGCATAGGTCATTGGTTCCTTGCACAGCAGTCCGAGCGACCGAGCCAGCACTTGATATTCATTGTCCGTGAGCGTGCGCAGCAGTACCAGACGTAAGTATTCCCGTCCTTCCTCAGTGCCGTAAATCTCTTCGGGGGACAGCGCAGCCGTATTTGTTATCACTTCGTTATATGTGAGTGACTCTTCACCATCCACTGACTTTCCAACCGATTCGTCAAGAGACACAATACGCTGCGTCTCCGCTGAACGGACACGCCTTACTGTGACTGGTGACAAGCCGGTCTGTGTTGCAATGTCTTCAGTGCTAGTGGCTCCACTCGCTGCAGCCTTCTGCACTGCTAGCTTTCTGATCCATTGATTCTTGGGCAACATGACTACATTGTTCTGGTCGTAACGGGCGCAAGTCAGTGTTTCCCGAATCACTTTCGTTAGGTAATTGGTAAACCCCAGCCCCTCGTCTTCTGGATTAAATGTCTTGATGATTCTGTCTACGGCCTTGACCAGTGCGACATTTGCCACACCAACGGCTTCTTCACGCACGAGGCCGAATTCTCGCTTTGCTTGGTTGTAAGCAAGTGGCAAGTAACAAATGATCAAGGTGTCACGCGCCTGTATTTTCTCTTCAGGACTGGTGTCTTTCGATTGCAATAGACGCAGCAGGTTGACTGCCTCTTGCCTGTTCACCGGTTTGGAGCAGTTGCGTAGATCCTGCCGGTATAGTGAGCTTATGAAGTATTTACTACTACTCTTGAGTCGCTGTCTGGACATAACATTCGGATTTCCTTCCTATCTGAATTCAAAGGCTCGTTTGAGCCAGCCTCTGAGGTATTTGAGATCCTTCGGTCTGCGTTTAGCGATTGCGGCGTAGCGCAACGCTCGGGCATCACGGAAGGCGAGATTGAGCATGACCCGCCCCGGAACCTGCACACCGAAGAGTGTTCCGTCTGGATAGTTTCGTATTGCGTCGAGTGTCTTGGGCCCGATGACTCCATCAACCTTCACACCCAACACTTCCTGCAGCAGACGGGCTGCAGTGTCAGGACCAGAGGGAACACCGAAGTCAATGACTTGGTGCTTGAGGGCTTCGTCTGGAAGGAGATTGAACCGCTCTGCGAGGATGTAGACTTTCTCGTAAATGGTGCGGGCTTCGGTGTAGGTTACGTTTCCGTCTGCCCACGCTTCCGGGTGTGCCTTCTCAGAGATTCCGTATTTCGTCCGCTTACCCGAATCATCTGGATCATTCGTTTCCTTATCCCCGCCTTCTCTCCGGATGATGTCATCTACAATGTCGCTCAAGTGCTCCTTTCAATGGGTCTTGCTTGCTGATCGGTTTTGGCAATGATGCGCCCAATTATGGGCCTCCCTGATGGTGTCTAAGGCCGGTTCAAATGAGCACACTCACCGTGAAGCGTTTTGGCTGCATCATCGTAGGCTCTTGCAGCCTCCGCAGCAGTCTCGAAATATCCGAGTGTGCGCTGCTTACGATTGACCTTGATGTAGGCCATGAACTTCTTGTATGGCTTGTAGAAGCAGACACCCTTGAAGCCAGAGGTGTTGTTGCGTTGCTTGCCACGGTTACATTGATTCTGCGACCGTGTAACCACTCGCAGGTTGGAGCGACGGTTGTTCAGTCCATTCCCGTCAATGTGGTCTACGTGGCACCCTGTGGGGGCATTCAGTAGCAGCTTCTGGAGAGATACCGTCTTACCATCTATCCGGGTCTGTGCGTAGACTGTGGACCGCTTGCGAGGCTTTACCAGATACCATGTGTAGGCCGTTACGTGTGCGTCTTCGTCATCTACGATGGCCGTGTAGCCTTGTGTTAATTGAATCTCAATCATGTGCTCCTTCTCTGCGTTAATTGGTTGGTCAGGGACGCCCCAATTCGTTTACAGTTAAAAGCGTCCCTTCCCGTTTCCCGGCTTATTCCGGGATGCTCGTGCCGCACCTTCTAACCACTCCGGATTTCACTCCAACTCCGGCACTCCGGGTGCTTCTATATATGTATTCCCCGGACTGTCGGAGTGCCCGATTTGCTTCCAATACTCCCAACCAGCCGTCTTACCGACTCCAGCTCGGGTTGCTGCCATTGGAACCTTTTTGGTGATGGACAGGTCAGGATACTCCCGACTTAAAGCGGCAATTTCGGTCTTGAATTTGATTAACCGATTTTGCTTGGCGGTTAACGGAGGTGCATTGAGCATCCGGTGCTGGAGCGTCTCCGCGTCTCGGGACAAATGAATCTGCCCCACGAGAGGGGTGCCCTTGAACTTGCGCTCAAGGTCCAAGACGTAGCTGTTAGCCGTCTGCCCTTTGTCGAAGTAGAAGACGTGCGTTAGTGCATCCTCAATCGATGATGCGCCACGGATCTTGTAGGTCTTGCGCTTTGTCTCGTGGCCCATGAATGATTGTGGCTTACCTTCGTGAGCAAGAATCAAACACGCTGCGTTGTTGGTCTGCGCAATTAGCTGCATCTGGTCCAGAACCAGTCGCATAACCGCGTTGTCCTGTTCGGCATTCGCGCCTTGCACATACGCTGACAGCGGGTCAAACACAACTAGGTCTGCACCCTCGCTCCATTTGGTCAGACGGTCTACCGCTTCCTGATCGGCCTGACCACCCCGGACTAGTGCCTTGCTAGGCTTCATCTTGTCTGGACCGACAATCCAGAACTGACCGGAATGCGGTAAGCGTGTCTTGTGATATAGGTCTTGAAGGGTGTATTCCGAATGTTCGGCAAGAAAATACACGACCTTCTTTGCTGTCTTCGTGGGCTCGATTGCACCCCACAATGGCTCTCCGGTGACTGCAGAAGCTCCGATTTCTAGAGCCAGCAGAGACTTTCCAAGATTCGTCTCAGCCACGATTGCGACTGCACCCCACTGAGGAATTAGACCGGGGAACAGAAACGGTGGTTGCTCTGGAAGTGGTGCGTAAATGAGACTGCCAACGTCTTCGATAGGTGGAATGTTAGACACTAGCGCACCACCTGTAGCTGCGTGGCTGACTTCTGCTGCCTGCGTTCGTGAGCCTCACGCCTCCAACGAACCGTCCATTGTAGAAAGCCATCTACAGTGGGCCACGAATCACCGCTTTTGGCGACTGTGCCATCAGAATAGAGGATTGCCCAACCCTCGTTATCTGTGAGGAACAGCACATCATTGGCTGGTGTTAAGGGGTCAATCGCGTCTTCATCGTGCAGGTGCCACGCGATGATGGGATGAATCTGGTGTGCAATAGTCCAATCGTCCTCGTCAATCCAATAGGTAATCAGCCGGATATCCGGTTGATGATTTGCAATGATAGCCATGTGAACTCCGTATGTTTGTGAGTTCCGCAGGCCCTGTCCAGCGGGGTTAGGTCTTGCTTGGAGGGGAGTGCCGCTCAGCGGCTACCGTGATGGGAAGTGACTATCCCGACTTACTAACCCAATGATAGCACACTTACTAATAAAAGTCAAGTGTTTTCTTACGATTCTGTAGTCTTTTTCTTCCGTGTTCCCCGATTCGTGGCTGTGGGGAGCTTAGTCCCGGTCTGAAAAGCCTCTGAGGCTTCTTCTGGTGTGAGGTAGCTGCCAAGGTAGGTCAGCCTACCTTTGACGTTCTTGAGGACGTAATAGTGGTCTGAGTGGGCCTTGTAAACGCCTGTGGGTAATTCTCGCTTCATGTGCTCCTTTAAATGAGTGATGTAAGTAAGTTAAGCATCCAACATAGCATGAATTCATAACAAAGTCAATGGAAATCTTAGTACTTCCGGGTATAGAGCGCAGAATCCTATGCTTGCACAACCCTCAGGGAGGCCCACAATTGGGCAATTGTTGTCCAGTGTTCGGTTTGAAAGACACTCCCAATCCCATTCTGGATGATGCATAAGATAGACACTCGCCTCCTTTCCGAGTGTTCATTATTACTCCCTCCTCCCCAGAATGCCCCTAGGTTCGGCTCCCCGCCCTGCCTAGGGGTCACGCCTTTGTAGTAGTAATAATTACTGTACACAAGACAGTGTTACGGTGTTACGGGTTGTAAGTAGGGTATATACACATAGACACTGAGACGGAGCCTACAAAACGTTATCTTCCTTCCTCGTTTTCCCCTCCACTGGTCAATTTTTCCGGCTCCGAATTGGGTCATACCTCGCACAACGCTAAGCACCACGTGGTGTCCAGCACGCCGAACAGCCTGAAGCTGTAATCCATAAGTAAATTTACTTACGTTGTACAGCCTGACACGCAGAAAGCCCTTGACATCCCGGTCTGAAGCTCGGTTCGGTGCGCCAGTCCCGGCGGGGGATCGGGTTTGGGTCAGGCCACAGTGCATAGGGCTCTACTTGAGCGCTTGCTATGGGCAATTGAACGCCTGTAATTAGCAATTACACGCTTGCTATTGCGGCGGGAACCCTTAAATCCTTAGAAATTAGCCTTAACAAGGCACCAGAAAACCAAATATACGCAATAGCGTCCAGACAGCCTCTCTAGAAGGCTCCCAGAAGGGCTCAGGATGCCCTAGGAACGACCTTTGGGCCCTCTCCCGACTCTTACCCCTTACCGAAACACCGTTCGTAGCGCCTAGAGGCTCCTAGACCGTCTCCCTGACACCCCTTACGGACCCTCCCACCAATACTCGGCACTGTCCACACCCCTGACAACCGAGTGACCCCACTGCGCAGAGGGTCTGTAAAGGGGTGCAGATACACCAGAACCTGCATCACCGACACACATGGAAAAACACGAATATACATTCCTCAAAGAAAGGCAGCCGGGACTAAAGCGAGCAGCAATCGATCTAGGCTCGTCTGGTGACAACACCCTTGTTGCAGCCGTCAGCGGTAAGCGCATTCGCGTCTACCACATAGTGCTGGTGTCTTCTGGAACCGTCACTGTCCGCTTCGAGTCAGGCGCCAGTGGAACAGCTCTAACCGGCCAGATGACCCTATCCACCAACACCGGCTTTTCGTCCGGTTTTTGCCCCGTAGGCCATTGGGAAACTGAAGAAGGAGAGTTACTCAACTTGGAGTTATCAGACGCAGTGGCTGTAGACGGATGGATCGTGTACGGAGAAGTATAGTGCGACACCACATAGCGAACCTATTACGCAGACTAGCCGACAAACTGGCTCCACCACAGCGGAGTCTGGGCGACACAATTGTTGACATGCTTGCTGGCCCCACGTTTGAGGCAGTTCTCAAGGCGGTCAGAAAACAGAATTCAGATCCCGGCATTCAGAACGCTCAATCAGACGTGAAACGTGCTGAAGCGCTGGAATGGGCACAGCACTATACCCGTAAAGCCAGACCTGATGCTTGGGAAACGCGCTTTCTAACAGAGTTGGCTGTTGGCCTTGAAAAGGGCAAGTTGCCGAAAGGCTAAAAACTAATGACATTACTTTTCAGCGTGAATCTTGGTCTTGCGTGGGGTCAGGGCGGTGCTGCGCCCGCAACTACGTCCTTGCTAGCGCTACTTGGAGTTGGATAATGGCTGATGGCGTAGAACTTAATGCGGGGTCTGGGGGCGTAACTGCGGCAACAGACGACTGTGGTGCCTCCGGACATACACAGATTGTTAAGCTAGCTATCTCTTCAGATGGCAGTGCCACCCTCATTCCAGCTACTCAAGCCGCTGGAATGCTTGTTAACGTTAGTGACTCCGCAACACGAGACAACGGTATCGTTGACATTGGTGCCGCTCTCCCCGCAGGCACCAACAATATCGGTGACGTGGATATCGCTTCTATCGCTGCTGGCGACAATAACATCGGCAACGTTGACATCGTTACCATGCCGAACGTCACGCTTGCAGCAGGAACAAACACCAATGAAGTTGTAGGCGATGTCGCACAGGATGCCGCAGTAGGTGGTAACCCGCTTCTGATCGGAGGTCGGGCGTCTGCTGCCGCCCCAACTGACATGAGTGCAGACGGTGACGCTGTATATCTCTGGACTACCCTCAAGGGTGCTCTGAACGTCGCTGATGCTGGTGGCACCCTGTCTGTAGACGATGGTGGCGGGGCACTCACCGTAGATGGAACGGTCGCTGTAACTCAGTCTGGAACGTGGGACGAAGTTGGAATCCACGATTCTGGTAACTCCATCACCGTTGACAACGGTGGAACATTCGCAGTGCAGGTTGACGGAGCGGCATTGACGGCGCTTCAGTTAATCGATGACACCGTATTCGCTGAGGATACTGCAGCACAGGCGGCTGATAAGGGAATCGCTGTTCTGGCAGTTCGTCGGGACGCTGATACCTCACTGGTCGGAACTGACAACGACTATGCGAATCTCCAAGTTGATGCCAACGGGTATCTGAAGGTAGAGATCTTCGACGGTGGGGGCTCGCACACAGTTGACGGAACAGTCACTGTCACGCAAGCTACAGCAGCCAACCTAAACGTTACTGAAGCGTCTGCGGCAACCATTGCAACCAATACTGGTAACGCCGCTACATCCCTTGCAGTCATGGACGATTGGGACAACGCAGCCAGCGATGGTGCGTCCGTTTCAGGTGATGTGGCCCACGATGCAGCCGACGCTGGCGAGCCGGTCAAGATCGGTGCCTTTGCAGAAACGGCCCCATCAGGGAGAACGCCTGTTGCTGATGGCGACAGGACCAACCTGATTGCTGGAGCTGATGGCTTGCTAATCGTGCGTCCCTATTGCGGACTTGAGGATATCGTTTCAGGGGTAGACACCGACACGGCTGGAGATTCCACTTCAGTCATCTCAGCCCCCGGTGCGGGAATTCGACTCTATATCACCTCTGTAATCGTTAAGAACACACACGCTTCAACAGATGCGTATGTTGACATCCGTGATGGGGCAGCTGGAAGTGTTCTAGCCTCAATTCCGGCACCGGCTGCTGGTGGTGCGGTAGTGAATTTCTCAGTGCCTCTTCGTCTGACAGCCAACACGGCTTGCGCTGTGGATCCCTCTGCTGCGGTGTCAACAATTATCACAACTGTAGTCGGATTCAAGGCGGCGGTCTAAATGATCATTTCTCTTTTGAGCAGGGGACAACGGGGCCCCGGACAGTTCGATACTGCTAGCTATGTCGTGGATGACACCATTCAAACGGCATATCTTCAGTTTGATCCGCACAACAATGAGCTAAGCACGCTTAAAATAGTCAAGGTTGACATGTTCACATCCGTTGATGACGGACAGACATGGCGGCATGACCAAGGGTTTACCGCTCAAGGTCCTTGGACGTTCCGACCATTCATTGAAATTGCTGACGTGCCGCGTTATGTAGGCAAGCGGGTTATGGGGCGTATTGACCTTCCGCAGCAAATCAACTGTGGGATTCAGTTGTTCGTGAATGAGATCCCGCCTGCGACATTACCGTTTTAGAGGATAAGTGGCTGCGTCGATTGTTCAGTCGAAGACGGTTATTGGTCAGGGAGTCACGTCGGTTAATGCAACGTTTGACAACCCGACGACTACTGGTAATACCATTATTATCCTGTATGGTAACTACTACGACGGGGCCGCAAACTCGGGCACGCCGTGGGGAGCGTCTGACAATGGGTCCCATTCGTGGACAGATTTAGGGCATAGCGGCTCAGGGTCCAGTGTTGGTGTTGAGATTAGTTACGCCTACAACATCACCGGACAGTCGGGGCATCAAGTAACGGCAAGCTTTTCGTCTGCCAGTTACCCTAGGATTATGGTGCTGGAGGTTTCTGGCCTTCTCACAACCGATCCAGGGGACAAGTACGCGGGCCAATTCGACAACGACGGCAATAGTTCGTACGGCTCTGGTAACACTGCAACTACGAGTGAAGCTGATGAATTTCTAATCGGCTTGGTGATGTATATCCACGGAGACACGGTTACTATTACTCCGTCGGATAGTTCATCCGTGTATGGCTATGTCACGGATTCTTCGTTTGGTTCTCGGCTAGCTGTTTCTACGCGGTCGGTTACATCTACAGGCGCATATGCTGCAACTGGCAGCATGTCCTCATCGGGCAACAATACTGCGGTTATTGGCACTTTCAAGGTTGCTTCAACGGCAGCGGCGGCAGTAACCGGAACAGCCACTGACGATATTGTCGAGGGCGATATTGTTAGTGGGGGTAAGACGGTTATTATTACCCTCACAGACGAAACGTATGTTCCCGCTACGCAATCCACTGAGATTACGTATGTCGGCGGACAGGTTGGAAGCTTCGCAGGAAAGACCGGCACGACCACAGTCAACTTCTCGCTTACCAACGGTCTGGCGAGCACTCCGGCTGCAGGAGATTTTGTCATCGTCTCGTATTCAGTAGGCTCGGGTTCCGCCACTGACAGAGCGCTAACGATTCAGAATGCTTCGTCAACAAACTACACGCTCATTGACAGTGAGCTGTTTTCAAGCGACACCTTCTCTGCGAACCTACGAGTAGCATACCGGTTCATGCCGGGAACCCCTGAAACGTCAATGGTCCTCAGCGGGACTGGCAACAACGCAGACGCAGGGGCCTACACGATTCATGTCTTCCGTAACGTCGATTCCAGCACCCCACTGGACGTAGCAGCAGTCAGTGCTACGGGACAGAACACACGTGTTGCGAACCCAGCGCAAATCACCCCTACCACCTCCGGTGCAAAGATATTCGTAGTCGCTGGCGCAGCGTGTGGAACGGGTGGAACGTGGACTGCAGGTTATCTAACAGATTTACGAGCAACCTCACAAGCCGATACCAATGACGCAATGATCGGGTCCGGCTACTTGTCATGGACAAGTGGCGCCTACGATCCCGCAGCGTTTGGTGCTGGTGGCACCGATACAACGGACGATTCATGGTGTGCGTTGACCGTCGCTTTAAGACCGGTCGTTACAACACCCTTTGCTGATGCTCGTTCAGCCATCCGTGATGGGTTGGACTCAGCGCAGTCGGAAGCGGCAGGCTGGGATGCGAAGGTTAAGCCGAACATCCCTCTAGCGAATATCGTTCGCACCTCCGATACGGTCTGCACGATTACCCTGCAGGCGCAGTCAGACTACAACATCACTGCGCAAGAAACCATCACCGTCACAGTCCCATCCACGGCACTCACAGGCGGCGATGCACTTGTAGCAACACCTACATTCACGGTTGACCCTGCCGCTGGCGGGGCGTTCTTTACGGCTCGACTCACTCTACTGGGTGCGGGGAGAGGCAGCTACACAACATAACGAACGGCACACATTAACTATGGGCAGACCAGTTAACAGCTTTGGTTATAAACGCAAAGGGAGATTGTCCCTAGCGGAGAAAAGCGCAATTCAGGGTGTTGCTGAAGGCCCACTCTCCATAGAAAAGGCCGCAGAGAAGCTGGCTCCAGCCCTTGGGCGCTCAGAAGAAGCACTCACCAAGGCCATTCGTGAAGCTAGAGAGACATTCCAATCAAGAGCAGGGCAATACGAAGAACTGCTTTACGAGTCAGCGAAGGTTGCATCACGCAAGGGCAACCACAAACCGGCACTTGACGCTTTAGATCGTCTGGTTGGTCCCAAAGGGGACCGTGTGGTGCAGCCGGTGCAAACCGAACAAGCCTCCAGCGGAATCAAGGTCATCCTCGCTAACGTCCGAATGGGCGGCACACGCGAAAAGGAGACTGACATCGAAGTCATAGACGCAGAGGGATAGTGGCAGGTATTCAGCAAGGCGATCCACTCATACACATCCGAGACGAGTCCACAGGCAAAGACCTACTCAAATACGTCCCAGAACCCAAGCAGTGGCAGTTTCACCTTTCCGACACACCCAACCTGCTTATTGGTGGTGTTCGTGGTACTGGCAAATCGCTCTGCATGCGCATGGACGCACACTACAGAGCCCTCACCAATCCTGGATTCGCCTACCTGATCCTTCGTCGTAAATTCCCTGATCTTCTCAACAGCCACATCACCCACCTAGACCGCGAAATGCGGGCCATCAGCGGCTACTACAACAAGACAGAGAAGCGAGCCTATTACCACAACGGGTCCTTTGGCGTCTTCGGGCACTGTGAGAACGAACGGGACGCAGACAACTACCTCTCAGCAGAATACGGAGCCATCTACTTCGATGAGCTGGTCACGTTCTCGCTGGACATGTTCCACCGTATCTCTGGTAGCGCACGCGTTACTGAAGACAAGCCCTACACCGCAATCGTAAGGGCCGGAACCAACCCCGGTGGAGAGTTCGAAGAATGGGTCAAGCAGTGGTTCGTTGACAAGTCTGTCAACCTCCGAGAGTTTCAGACCTACGACCCAGACCTATACGAATACATCCACACCGTAAGAGCGGACAATCCGCACCAAGGTGACGAGTATTACAAGAGGCTAGGGCAGATGCAGCCTCACCTACGCCGTCAGTGGCTATTGGGTGAGTGGGGCGTTACCGAAGACGGTTACTTCCCAGACTTCAAGCCGTGGACGGACGAAGAGGGCGCAGAGCCACAGGAGTGGCACGTAATCAGCCGTCTGCCAACTGTCAAAGGCGCATCGCTTCTTGACCAGCCGTGGATCAACGTGTATCGAGCCGTGGACTGGGGGTTCCATCCTGACCCCGCCGTCTGTCTCTGGATCGCAGTCCTCCCCAACAAGCGAGCAATCGTCTTCAAAGAACGGACATGGCGTCAGACCACGGCACAAGAGGTCGCTAAAGACATCGTTCGTGAATCAGAGGGAATGCGAATCGTTGACACATTCGCAGACCCCTACATGTGGATCGATGGAAAACGCCAAGGTGTCTCCTACGCCGACTACTACGAAATAAACGGCGTTCCACTCACCCAGAGCAAGAACGACCGTAAGGCAATCGGACTCGCCATTCACGAGTGGCTCAACACCGTGATTGACGAACAACCGAAGCTCCAAATCTACCGTGAAGGGTGCCCCTCACTGATTCGCACCCTCCCACAGATGCGAGCGGATAAGGCCGATCCAGTGCGTATCGCAGACGGTGACGACCACTGGACCATCGCACTTGGCTACTTCTGCATGTCAGACGTTGTAGCCAGCCGGGAACCGTCCACTCTCGGCTCCCTCCCACGCTGGATGAGTCGTAAGCCCTCCCCACTCAACCGCTACGCAATCCGCTAGCCCGCCTAACACATTCAGGAACGCCACTTGCCTAATAAGAAGTACTGGACATCGCAAATCGCTGCTAGCCGCGCAGAACGAGACAAGCGCTTACCCGTCTGGAAAGACAACGTTCGCTTCCGGCTTGGTAGACCGTTCGGTGACGACACCTTACGCGAGCAGTCCCTAGTCTCAGTTCCAATCGATGCCTCTTTCACGAAAGCAAAGATCGCATCGCTGTTCTCGCAGGTTCCTGCTGTCTCAGTTACACCCAAGAACAACTATTGGGCACAGGCCGCTGCCGCATTCGCCAAGGAGCTGAACGAGACGCTCCAGAACGAAGCCAAGGTAGACCGCACCATGGAAGAGTGCCTTGCAGACGTTGTGAACGCTGCGGGTATCGCTGCCGCAAAGGTCGGCTATCAGGCGACATTCGAAGCCGTAGAAGTTCCTGCGGAAGACATCAGCATGTATCCGCCAGAAATCGGCCTGCAGCTCCTTCAGTCAGGTGCAATCGAGATGGAGAAGGTGCAGCGCACGGTAGACGAGCGCTTCTATGCTCAGCGCATCAGCCCATCAAACCTGCTCTGGCCTGCAGACTTCAAGGGCTCCGATTTCGATGAAGCTAGCTGGATCGGTTGGGAAAGCCAGGTCACCATCGGACAGGCCAAGCGTGAATTCGGCCTTACACCCTCCCAGATCGATGAAGTCAAGGGTGCAGGCAAGCTGGAGACGCTCTCGGACGATGACCACGAAGGCTCAGACGATGAGAAGCGAGTCACCTTCACGGAAATCTTCTACCGTCCAGCCGACTACGACGCAGATACCCTCTACTTCAGCAAGATCCGTCGCATCGTCTTTATCGAGGGGCTCAAAGATCCCGTTGTGGATGAAGACCTGCAGTGGCAGAAGTTCAACGAGCAGTCCAACACCTACGTAGGGGTCTGCAAGTATCCGATCCGGGTGCTCACCCTCACCTACATCAGTGACGAGTGCGTTCCCCCGTCTGACAGTGAAGTCGGAAGGCCACAGGTGTTGGAGCTGATGCGTACTCGAGCACAGATCATTCAGCAGCGTGACCACTCCAAGCCAATCCGCTGGGTTGATACCAACCGTGTTGATCCACAGATTATGGACCTTCTCCAGAGGGGTGAGTGGCAGCACTTCATTCCAACCCAAGGCACCGGCGAAAGGGCTATTGGTGAAGTCGCACGTGCGAACTACCCCGCTGAGAATTGGGACTTCGAACGTGTGATCCGTAACGACTTGCAGGAAGGCTGGCAGCTCGGAGCCAACCAGACAGGCCAGTTCGCTTCCGGTGAGCGTTCCGCTTCCGAAGCGCAGATCGTCCAGAACAACTTCAACACTCGTGTCGGATTTGAGCGTGCGAAGGTCGGTAAGTTCTTCGTGGGCATCGCAGAAGTCATGGCGGGCCTCATTCAGCTTTACAAGGACCGTCCTGAAGAGCTGATTGGAGGGCAGCAGAGCCAACAGGCAATCGCGGCAATGCCCGTCGATGTCGAATACGCCTTGTCCATCAAGCCGGATTCCACCGTGCTTCTGGAAGCCAGCGCAAAGATTGAGCGGCTGATGAAGACCCTGAACCTGATTGGCAAGTCTGGCTTCGTCAACGCAGAGCCCATCATCGCGGAAATCCTCACCCTCTCCGGTCTGGACCCCTCCGAAGTCATGGTCAAGCCGCAGCCACCGGCACCGGAGCCACCAAACGTCTCCTACAGGTTCTCCGGCGTAGAGGACTTGCAGAATCCATTAGCAGTCGCCCTGTTGCAGAAATCCACACCGGTCACACCGGAGGAAATTGCAGCAGCGAAGTTGCTGATTCAGGACGCTGCAATGCCTACGCAGCCCGTTGCACCTCCCGCAGCACCGGTATCAGGTGTTCCGGGAGAGCCGGTCCCTGCAAACCCCGTAGGCAGACCACCAGTGGCCGCAACAGGCCAGCTCCCACCAATCGTGAATCCACCAAGCCCTGATTGGGGTCCGATGGAACGGATCACGAAGCGTGTAGACGAGATGGGAGGGTAGCGAATGGAATGTGAGAAATGTGGCAAGGAATTGCAGGTTGGGGACTTCCCGTTCTGTCCACACGGAATGGGATCTGGCAGAGTCGTTCAGGACTCTATCGAAGGTGGAGTCCTTATCGAGCATGGGCTGTGCAATCCCGATGGGACGCCTAAACGCTATTACTCCAAGAGCGAAATCGCAGCGGAAGCTAAGCGTAGAGGACTCGTCAATTGGGTTGAGCATATCCCATACGACAAGGGCACTGACAAATCCCCACACACCGTGCGTTGGGTAAGCGCACCAGTTCAGACAGAAGAAGAGCGGCTAGCTCACTGGCACGCTCACGAAGCAACACTCCGCAAGTAGTAAGTCCAACCCCTGCACAACGGCATCCAGCCGTTAGTGCCCCCGGCGTCCATTCTGGACGTTATCCGACCCGGGTCACACACAAAGGAACCAATGGCACTAGAAACAGAACAGATCATCCGTGAATCAATCGAGGACGCAGGACTTGTAGAGTCCGCAGACTCCGAAGCGTTAGACACTGCCGATAGCGGGCTAGACGCATCAGAAGCCACCTCAGACGCTAGCACCGAGTCAGAAACCTCAGAACAGAGCGCAGAACCCACCGTCCCAGACGCACAGGCAGCACCAGAACCAGACGCACTCCTGAAAGACTTTTCCAAGAAGCGCAACAACCGCATCCCTTACGCCCGGGTTGAGAAAATCGTTGCGAAGGCACGAGAGGAAGCGAAAGCAGCCGCAGCAGCGGAACTGCAGGCTCTCCAAGAGCGCTACAGCCGCTACGAGTCACCGGACTTCGCCAATCTGCTGGAGTCCCTCCGGGTAGCGAACGAGAATCCAGAGGCATTCCTAGACGCACTGTCCCAAGCAGACCAGCGTTACGCCACTCTCCTTCAGGCTCGCAGAGAAGCTGCACAACAGGCACACGCGACATCACGCACAGACAGCATTGGTCCTGATGTGACCTTCCCAGACGGCTCCACCGGCTATTCGCCGGAAGCGTTTGACAGGCTCCTACAATCCCGCATCAAGGCCGCAGAGGATGCGCTTGAGCAGCGATTCGCACAGCGCTTCGGACCTATCGAGGACTCATGGCGTCAAGCGCAAGTGCGACAGCAAGCAGTGAGTCGGGTGCAGTCGCAGATCGCAGACGCTGAGACATGGCCGGGATTCTCCGAGAACAAAGAGGCAATCGTTGACGCACTCAAGTCAGACCGCTCACTGAGCCTAGACGGAGCCTACCGTAAGGTGGTCTTCGGAAAGCTCACAGCCTCAAAAGACGAAGTTCGCAAACAGGTCTTGGCAGAAATCAACGCCAAGCCGAAGGCATCACAAGCCAGAGTGTCTAGCGGAGCCGCTCCAACCCACAGCGGACCACAAGACACAACAGACGTAATTAAATCAGCCCTCCGTGAGAAGGGATTGCTCTAGTCCGTCGCACGTCACCCACGTCCGGACCCTCCACACAATCTGCGCATTAGGCGCACGTCCTCTAGGAGCCACACAGCTCCAGACTCCCCGCCCGTAGAGCGTTTC